TATGGGGATAATATTATTATATCAATATGAAAGGAATAATGCAATATGAAGAAAAATAATTTTTGGCTGTTCAGCCTTATTTGTTTATTTATCGTATGCGTTGCAAGTAATTTTTTTGTTGTTGCTCGCATAGCCTTGGGCATAAATGCAGTTATTGTACTTGCACAAACTATTCACGAATTTGTAATGTTCAGGAGAAATCACAATGAATAAAATCAAAGAAGCAAGAATTGCAACAGGTCTTAGCAGAGCAGATGTTGCAAAGATTATGGAAGTACCTTACCGTACTTGGGAAAATTGGGAAAGCGACAACAATCCAAACTACCCTAAGCCTTACTTTGAACGGCTTATACTGAAAGAGCTTAAAAATATCCGCAAATGACAAAACTCCCCTCACTCGCTTTTTACGGCGGATGAGGGGGAATTTTTTTGCAATTATGTGTTTAATATGTAATTTATTTAGTCGCTGAATTTATTCTTTCCTCAGCAATTTTGTAATACTTTTCGTCAAGCTCAACACCGATAAAATCACGGTTTGTATTTATGCAAGCAACACCTGTTGTTCCGCTTCCCATAAACGGATCTAAAACAGTGTAATTTTCTTTTGAACTGTTTCGGATTATTTTTTCAGTAATGTAAAGAGGTTTAATGGTCGGATGTTTCCACATTTTTTTGTCCTTTAGGTTTGAAGCGCTTAAATAATATGTTTTGGCATCCTCGTAGTTGTGGGGAAAGCACTTACCTTTTCCTTTTCTGAAATAAAGTAAATATTCAGTGTCGCTTAAATATTTATTTGAATAGGTGGGCAAAGCATTCGTTTTGTGCCAACAAATAATATCAAATTTGCATTTAAGTTGCCCAACATAAAATTTTAAATAATCATATATTTGTGCTTTATTGCACCAAAAATAAGCATTGATTTCTTTCATAACTCGCAAAAGTTCTTGTCCAAAAAGTTCGATGTCGTATCCATTAATTATTTTTGCTTTCTCGACATCCGCTAAAGATTCACTTAATTTCATTTTCTTGTTTACAGTTCCACCCCCCTTTGTGTTTAACACATAAGGCGGATCTGTCAGTAACAGGTCAACGCTGTTATCGGGCAAAGTTTTCAGCACTTCAAGACAATCGCCTTGATATAAATTTACCGTTTTCGTCACCCCATTTCTTTATTTATGGCATCCGCACCGCCACATAAAATTTGCAACGGTGCGAAATATTTAACATCAGCCGAGTGCTTTTTTTGCATTTGCAATCTTCTTATCTTTAGCCCAATTGCAATCATTTATGAGATGATAGATAACATTGACTGTCTTTTCATCAACAACACCATTAGCTGTGATATTACCTGCTTTCTGTGCCTCTTTGACCGCCTTTAGCGTACCGTCACCAAAACCGTTTGAATTGTCAACTTTCGTTTTGATAATTTTCATATTGTAGAGTGTAATCAACTGCTTCTTGAATGCAAGTGTTGCTGTATTATGTGAGCCGTATTTAATCATTTCTTCCTTCACCTCTGATTTTGATTTGATAATGTTTTTATTAATGATGACATCGGTGTCAACATTACCGCTGATACCGTTGATTCTGCCGTTGTCTGCGTTCTGCCAAATATCGCAAGTCTTGCTTGGAGAACTCGACCACTGAGCAAGCCAAATACTGTACTTGTTGCGGAGCTTTTTATAATCAAGATAATTGTTGAGCCAATTGAGATTACTGTACACCCCTGCACGGTAACCGCCCGATTTGATAGCATCACAAAAAGCAATTGCAATGTTTGTCAGAGCAGACATACCGAGCCTTGTCTGACCGCTCTCCTCGAGGTCATAATATACAGGCAATTCAAGTGTTTTACCCTTAATGCACGCAAGGCATACCTTAGCCTCCTGCTTTGCCTCTGCAACAGAGTATGCGTAAGAGTACCAATATACACCGACTGCAAGACCTGCTTTCTTAGCGTTTCTGTAATGCGTTTCAAATTCAGAGTCTTTCTGATAGGTTTCCTTGCCGAATCCTGCACGGATAATCACAGCATCAATACCGCTGTTCTTAACCTTGTTGTAGTCAACTCCTGTTTGACAATAGCTGACATCAATAGCAGTAACTTTCATAATTATTCCTCGCTTTCTGATACTTCGGGCAGTCCTGCAACGCTTGTCAGGACAGACAACACACCTGCCAAAAGGCTTGCAGAGCCTACCGCAACCCAGTTTACATCTGTCATCACGGCAGATACACCGATTGTTGCAATAGCTGTCTGTGCTACCGTTTTAATAGCTCTGACGGCTGTTGCTTTTGCCCATTCTTTGGTAAAAATCTTTTTCATTTTCATTCTTTCCTTTCGCTGATTTTTTCAAGGTCTTCAATTCTGTGATTTGCGACCTTAATTTCTTCGTCCACAACCGCATTGTGCTGTTCAATCGCATATGTGCGCTCAATGAGATTGTTATGTTTTTCAACTTTCTTTTCGAGCTGTTCGATTCGATAGTTTGACATTCGGTTGCTTACACAAATGCCACCGAGCGTGCCAACTAAAGTACCAAACAGTGATATAACCGATACAATTACTTCGGGTGTCATTTTACTTCAATCTCGCTTTCTGTCGGCTCATCAACGGTTGGATTGTCGCCCCACACCGCCATGACAGCGTTATAGTATTCATCCGACAGCACCGTTTTAAGCTGTTCTCTGCCCGTCTTGCTGTTCATGTATGCGTTGCGGATGTTTCCGCCGACCTGCATTTCTTCACCGTTAAAGGTCAAAAACTGCTGTCTGAGTACCGACACGCTGTCCTTTGTGAGCATATCGAGTGTGATTTTTTCTTTAAGTTCCATAATTTTTACCTCCGTTATTTAATTTTGTACAAGCAAATCACATTAATTTGCTCGCCGTCTGCAAATGTGTAAGCCGTCTTATCCTGAGTCGAAAACTGTAGCCAAGTGTTATTTTTCGGAATGGCAAATTTAAAGAGCTTGCCAAGGTTTGAAATACCAACACAAAAAACATTGTCCTCGGAAATACATTTGTACGGCAAATCAATCAGCGGACACATGCTATTGCCGCCAAGAGATACTGCGTTCATTTTGACCGTTGCACTGACGATTACGATGTCACCAATCGTCTTATATGTACAGTTTGCACTTTTGATTTTATCGGTGACGGTTGAATACGGTGTGAGTGTTGATGTACCACTTTCAATATTTGACGAATCATATTTAGTCGCCAAGGCGGTTTTATCTGCTTTCACAAGCAGAGCGTTGTAAACTGCTCCGCTTGTGAGATAACACGGGCTGTTATTTTTGGGTTCGCTGTCGAACGGCATTGAATCAAGCTTTCGGGCAATACTCTTGTCTGTTTTATCAAGCCTTGCTCCAAGCGAACTAGAGCCGCCTCTTGCATTTTTGACTTCTTTTGTGATTTCCACAATCGAGCTTGCTCCCGGGAAGGCTTTGCTATCATCGTTGATTACGCTTTTTCCTACACGCAAACAAACGGTTTCAGCAGTTATGATTTCATCGCCTTCTGTAAGCACAATGTCCATTTTACAAATGCCTGATAATGCGAGCATTGTGTCCGTAAGCGTAACTGTGACTACATTATTTTCTGTGTCAACGACAGCGGCAACGCTGTCCGCAACGATTACATCGTCAACCGTAGCATTGACTTTTGCCGACATTGTAGAGGCAAGGTTAACAGTTTCACCGTTGACGGTGAACGCAAAATCAATAATACGTGAGCCTTTGTCGCCCTGTCTGACTTCTAAAATTTCGTAGTTTTTGCAACTATTAATTTCAAGCGTCATTTTCGTATGGTTAATATTCAATTATTTCACCTCATTTTACTATATAATCGGATAATTTTGATTTTGGTGTGCCAAGTTCGAGACTGTTCCACCGTTCGAGCACGAAATCATAGTCTGTTTTAATTATTTTTGCTTTCAAGCTATCGTTTTCAGTATCAACATACACCGTGTCGCATAAATGCAGTCCAAGCATTTCGGTGAGTGTAGGCGGATAGTCAACCTTTACATTGAGCGTAGGTGCTCCATTAGTGCTTGCGAGCTGACCTCTTAACACCTGAGCCTGTATGTTAAGTTTCTGAATCAAAAGGTCTTTGTTTTCACCTGTCTGAGCATTAAAATTCCAGTAGCCCGTCGCATCACCAATATCAACCGAGCCACCGTCTGTTACATCAACAGCTTTAACCTTAATTAACTTTGATTTGTGGCTTTTAAGTTCCTGTGGCTGTGAGCAAAGCACAACATTGCGCTTTGCATAGGTATCATAGCAAGTCGCATATGCCGCCACGTGCGAGCAAATATCGTCCGAATCAAGCGTTTGCGTTAAACTGCTCAGATTTTTCCCCCACTTTAAATGGTATTTAGTAGTTGTTCCACGGCTTTTTAAAAGAGACACATTGAAATTGTTATATTTATACTCGCCTCCGAAAACATCAACAAGTGAGCCGTCAGCTCCGCCCATAAAATCTCCGAGAGTACACGGAGTAACAAAACCGAGTGTCATAGAGGATTTTGTGGTGATATCAGATGTAAATTTAAAGTAGTGTGCCCACAAGGTCATTTGCGTTTGCAAGCCCTCCTCATGTCCCGTGCAAAGGCGATACCACCATTCCGCAGGTGTGCACATTATGTCTGTCTGATTTTGTACTTCAACCAAAAAGTTGTTATACAAATTATGCTTGATGTGCTTCGCTTTAACCGTGATTGATTTCTTGTCTTTGTACTGCAAATCGTAAATCTCAAAATACTGCGGTTCATCGGTTGGGTTCGGTTTTGCCTTAATGAAATACTGCGTGTCGAGCAAATCGGCACATCTGTCCGTTGTCGATAGTTCCATTTCGAGCAAATAATCGCCGTTTCGTTCCTCGGTAACTTTACCGCTGATTATTTCTGTAAGCCGTCCGAGCAGGTTAAATCTACTTGGGCCGATTGTTTTAAAATCCGATTTATACAACAAAGGGAACATTTTTACAATCGCCTCCAGTTCGGTTTTATTGACAATAGTGCGTTTTTATATGTCGTTACAACCATTTGATTGTCTCCAACTTTTAATTTAGGGGGGATAGTATCGTCAACAAAATTAGTTGTACCATCTGATTTGTACGCTATGTACTGCATAGTTTCGCCGTCAAGCACAGCGTAGTCATATTTGGCTGTGCACTTCAAATCAAATGATTCACCGTTTATGTTAATTTTAGCAACTGCCGTAGTGCCACCGCTAACATTCGTGTTAGTTATGATGATAGTAGGTAAGGATTCATATTGTTCGGGGTTGTGCAAGGAAACCGATTTATTAACCTCAAAATCAATAGTCCGCTGTCCAAGCTCTGAATACCACCACGGCTTACGGTTGAATTTGATTTTTGTTGTAAGTAATGTTGGGAGTTCACGAACAATATCGTCAGTATTTGATATATAAGCCTCGGTGAAATATCCGGGGTTATAAGTATCCTTGTACTTTTGGTAACCTCGATTTAAAGTTAGCCATTCGATAACAGCCCTTGCAAGGTGCTTTGCTGACAGTTCGGATAAATACGGCAAAAAGGAGATTTCACGCTCAAATTCAACATTCTTCCACCGCCCGTTATCAAGCAAGACATCACCGTCTCTACACGGGATTTCAACCGTTGAAACATCTCTGACGGGGATTTCGTGCTGTGGCGCTTGTGTGATACGACCGCCGAAATATGATAGCCATTTACCTCCGAAATAAAAGTTATGCATACGCTTTCTGCCTCCTTGTGACTTCATCAGCTAACCGATTGCTCATATCATCAACGAAGCTGTCAATATCCATGTCGTTATTAATTGCAACAGAGGGAATATTGATACTGATGTTGTTAATGATATTAGTGGAATCGTTTTCAAAGACTGAGCCTCTGCCTTCACGCTTTGATTGACGATACTCCTCAGCCTCTTGGGCTGTGAGGACTGCCTCGCCGGCATCAAGATATGCGGCGAACTTATCGTGTGGAACATAATCAATACCGGCACGGAAACGAGGTAAAGTTACTTCCGGAATCGGATCTATTTCCCAACCAATCATTGATGTTGCCCAGTTTACGCCTTCCAAGAGCTTGTTAATAATCCAAATAATGCCGTTGATTACATTCTCAACGAATGTAGGCAAAAGGTTGAATACGTTCTTAAAAATGTTAACAACGCCGTTCCACGCTTGTTCCCAGTTTCCTGAAAACACACCTTTTACGAAATCTACAATTCCGTTAAAAATCCCCGAAATCGGTTCAAGAATTTTTTTGACTCTTTTAATTGCATTGCCTAAAACCTCTGAAAAGATTTGTGCCAGCCATTCAATCACCGGAACAAGTGCAGGAATAAGCGTTTCAAGCATTTCACCGAGTAGGTCAAGAACCGGGCGAAGAGCGTCAAAAACCAGTGATATAACAGGCGATAGCTGTTCAAAGACAGGCTGTAAAATGCCGACAATCGTGTTACATAATTCGCTTATAATCGGAATAAGAGGTGTTAAAAGGTCATTAAGGAATATAGCTAAATCCTCTATAATCGGAGTAAGTGCCGCCAACAAGCCGTTGAGCAACACACCGGCAAGCTGAATGAACACCTCGATAACGGGCATTAAGAGTTCTACAAGCGTGCTAAATAATGGCATTATAGCCTGAATTATCTGCATGAAATACGGTAACAAGTCCTGTATAATTTGCAGTAAAGGCGGAAATAATTGTTCGACAATCTGTACAATGAGAGGGGCCAACTGCTCTATAAGCTGAGCTATAAACGGGAGCAATTCCTCAATCAATGGCATAATCTGTTCAAGCATTGACACAATTATCGGGGCGACCTCTTCGCAGATGTTAATGAGCGCAGGCGCAAGGCTATCAGCTACACCTTCAATAATCGGTGATAACTGCTCCAGTAGCTTACCGCCTAAGCCGATAAGCGAATTAAGCACAGGTTCAGCGACAGCACCAATTTGCGCCATTGTATCAGACAACTGCTGATGTGCTCTGTTGGATTCCATTACATCGCCGTTTGTTTCCTTGTACTGAGCAGAGGCATCCGAATACAAACTTGTGAGAGTTGATGTGATTAACTGCTGTCTTTCTTGTTCTGATGAGCATTTTGCAAGTTTTTCGTTGAACTCATCTTCTGACACGCCCATCCAGTTAAGCGCATCGGCAAGCGAACCTGTTACAGTCCCGACTTTCGCTGTTTCGTTTGCCGCCTCGGTTAAGCCTTCAATTGGGAGCGAATCGCCAAACTGGCCGTAAACACCTGTGCAGATTTCCGTCCAAGATTGCAAGTCTTTGGTGGAATTACATAGCAAAGAAAGGTGGTTTGCGGCTTCTGTTGCTTGTCCGCTGTCGCCTACTACGGCATAGAGGTCGGAATATGTTTGCTTTGCGTCTGCCGCCGAAAATTTGTTTGTGGTGAAAGCTGTGTCAAGTTTTCCCATTTCTGTTCGGTATTCTCGGGTGCTCTCTGCGACAGAGGACAATGCTCCTACGCCTGCCGCCGCTCCACCCACAAGAGCAGTTCCCCATTTAGCGGCTGTTTTTATTCCGTTACCAAGGGTTGAAGCAACGCCCTTGCTTTTTTTCTCGGTTTCGGCGATTGATTTGTTTGCTTCATCGTTATTTACGAATATAGAACCAAATAACTTAAATACTTCAACAGCCATTATTAGCTACACCTCCTCCCATTTATAATTGTCAAGGTAGTTTTCAACCGTTTTTTCAATTTCCTCTGTATTGACCGTATCAACAATGTTGTCAGACCGTGTCGAGCCTGTTGCCTTGTTTACAAAATCCATGTACGACAAGCCCGTGAAATTTCCTACAACAGTCAAAATATAGGCTTTATAAAGCAATTCGTCATTACGGTCATTTATAGCGTTTTTGATAATTTCGACAGCATTGGAGAAAGACAACTCATGCAGTATGGCAGTATTACCGCAACAATACTGCATGAGCATTCCAAATGTTCTTACTTCAAGGCTGAGAGCGAGGTAAAAAAACTCTTGACGTCATTCTCCCTGATGATTGCCTTTACATTGTCAAGGACTTCGGGGATACTTAATTTACTTACATCATCAGCAGTACTGTCGCCTCTGATGTCAGCCAGCAATGAATAAAATTCCTGTTCTGTTTCTTTGTTCGACAAAGAAGTCAACAGCGTAATCACAAATTCAAGGCCGACCGCTTCGGTGTTGACTGTTTCATCTTTGCTGTTATTTTTGACAGCAATGCGATTTGCGAAGTCTGCAATTTCCTCTTTGATGTCTGCTTTTTTGATAATGCGAGCAAGAGTAAATGCGTCTTTAATGCTTAATTTTCTCATAATTATGCCTCCGTTGCTTCCGCTGTTTCCGTTTTTTCTGTCGGTCTGAAAATCTTAAACGGTGGTTTGATTTCGTCCTCTGAATCATAAACCTCAGGTGAAAGGTTACCATAGAACTGAGCTTCTACCTTACCGTTGTCTTTGTCGGCAATTGCAAGTGTAAGACCGTTCTCATTGAAGCCGTTGAACACCTGAATAATACACGGCTTATCCTCCCCGAGGAGACAGCCTACCCAAGTGATATTCTTAATGTAGTCACCGTCAAGAATAACATCTCTACCTGTGATTACATCGTAGCCTACGACCTTTTCGTCTGTGCTTTTGTCGGCAATTCCAAGACCGTAAATGAAGTTTTGTGTAGTCATTTCGGCAAGTGTTGCCTTGATGTAAACTTCCCAACCGTCAACTACCGTATCACCCTTAGTTCTTGTTTTCACTCCGTCAAATTCAAGTCGTCTGAGTGTCGGTTTAGCTGAAAATTCACCGCCTTTGATTGTTACGCCGAGGCACTTGCCTGCCTTTTTGGCGCTTGCGTATGTGTCCGTCGCTGGATCATAGTTTACAAAAAACGCACCTGCGTCAAGTAACATACGGTCAGCAGTCTTATTGCTGTAACCGCTGTACGGTTTAATCTTTCGTGGCTTAACTGTTGCCATTTCAATCGTCCTCTCTTTCATAAACCCTCAATTCAAGGGTTGCCATTATTCTATTTATTGTTTTGTCCGATTCGGCGACATACTGCCTGTCGCCGTTGTTGTAAAACTTGTAATGCCGTTTACCCTGTGTATAGGTTGCTCTCGCAATATCCGAATAGATTTCATCCACAATATTGTCGATTTTCTCGGTGGTGAACCTATCGTACAGATTAAGCGTAACAAGATATTTCTTGTACGGCTCGTCGGTGTAAAGCTGTTTCAGTTCGTAAACAAGCCTCGGGAAGCCGTCACCAACCATAAAAAATGAGGGGACATACTGCGACAAAACCGCATTTAATAAATTTTTAATGCTATTCACCGCTGTATTCCCCCTCGTTCAGTTTGCGTTCTGCCTCCTCCGTGCCTACGGCACGGAGGTACTGTTGTTCAATTTTTATGATGTCTTTGATGTTACTTTCGGCGGCATCACTTAACGCTCCGATTTTTGGAGCCTTGCTTGTACCGATTTCTTGATACAAGCCATAGAATCCGCCCGGCTTAAAACCAACCTGCAGGTCAGGAACTTCTTGCTTTGAACGTACCCAATATTGCGTATTCTTTGCTAATCGCCCCGTCCTGCGTTTTATTTTTTGTCGCGACCGTTTGCATACAAGTTTTCCAACATCACGCAGAGCGGCTCTTTCAAGCTCTTTGAGCGTATATTGAATACGGTCAACATTGCTGATTATCTCAACACCGTTTTTTGTAATTTTAACTGCTTTAGGAAGTGACATTGTTTTCACCTACCGCATCAGTCAAGTACAACTCTGTACGCTCTGTGCCTTTAATCTCATACGCACGATAAATCTTGAACCTCTTATTTTCGAGATAACAAAATTCTTCATTGTGATATTCAAACGAGTTGACTTCAAGCATACATTCGGGCTTCAACCCGTTCGCCTGTGCCTGAAAAAATTCAGATTGTCGGACATATTTGCGTTGTGCATAAATCGTTCGGAGCTTTTCTTGATAAACAATTTCGCCGATGTCGTTAGTTGTTTGCCCCGACTGTTCAACCAGTTTAACAAGAGTATCAGCGTTCATCTGTCTGCACTCCTCTCGCCGCCATTGCGTCACGCAATTCTTCGTAATGCCGTGCCCATTCGCTGTCGGCAGTAACCGAAAAATAAGCACGGCAATAGAATTTGATTGCCTGCATAACAAGTGCAGTTGAGTTTTTGTCGTTGACATCAACTCCTGCACCTGCCATGTCACTCTTGGCAGAATCAATGAGGGCAGATATTTCATCATCGAACAACACCGTATTGATACGGAGCGAAACCTTTACGGCTTCAATTTCATTAGATACTGCCATAATTCAAACCTCTTTTAAGCGCTCTTCTTAACGAGCTTTACAAGGCTGTGAGTATCCACGACCTTACCGTCTGCAAGCATTACGGCTTTAAGGACTGTGTTATCGGTGTCGTCCTCTTCGTACTTCTTGACACTTAAGCCCATTACCTCGTTGAAGATGTAATCGTTAAGATTGAACATCATTGCGAAGGTTGTGTCGGCTGAAACCGTGTCAGCATACGAATCCATATAGCCGTCTGTCGGGATAACAGCACGACCGAAAAGTGAAAGTGACGGCTTGCCGTTAAGTCCTTCAGACATACGAGCGACAGGCTGACCGTTGCTGTCTGTAATGCCCATGAATGCAAAGAACGACTTCTTTGTCATCAGCCATACAGCGTCATCGTATGCAGCAGGAAGAGCCGCCTCGGCGGAACAAAGTGTTGAATATGTAAGTTTGCCGGTTTTTGCAATTTCAATTGTCTGGCCTTCGGGGGGAGTGCAAGAAAGAATGCCGGTTGGCGAACCTGAACCCGAACCCTTAATAATTGCCATTTCACAGGCCTTAACAACTGCATTCTTAATCTGGTCAATAAACTGTGATTCAAAAATATCAAGTGCAGTCTTTGTCATAAAGAGCGAGAACGCAACCTTGCATTCAAGCTTATAGCCGGCAAAGACAACCTTGTCAGTAGTTACCTGCTGCTGGTCTGAACCCTTTTCCTCATCAACCCAGCTTGCTGTCGGACGGATGTTCTGTGTAGGGATAAGGAGCGCTGTCGGATAAGCCGTCTTGAACACTCTTGCGTAAATTTCGCCGATTTTTTCAAGTTCAACGATTAAACGCTGATACATTGTGGTCGGCACAATAGCCGCCGCAGTGCTTGATGTGGTCTGTGATGCCACATTCATAAACTTCTGTGGCACGGGTACACCGTTCTGAATATAGTTAGCGAATGCTTTTCTGTATTCAAGTGTTGCGTACATATCTGTTACCTGTTCACCCTCATCTGTAAGGTCGATGTTTGTCTTGTGATTTTCAAATGGCGCAGGCATTTTAATTCCCTCCTTTGCATTTTTATTTGCCATATTCACGGCAGAATTCTCAAAATCACTGTCGAGCTTGTCAATCTGCTGTGTAATCTCTCTCGCCTCAGCGAGTTTGTTCTCTGCGATAAGCTGTTTAGCCTTATCATAGAGTGCATTTCTTTTGTCAAGATATTCCTGTCTGTTCATTCTTCTTCAACATCCTTTCGTTTGAGTAATTCAAGCTTTGCTGTAAGCTGTGTTTTTTCATCCCTCATCTGTTTGATGATTGTATCAGGGATAAGACCGTTAAGACTTGCCGCAAGTTTAACCTCTTTTGGCTTTTCGGCGTATTCGGTAACTTTGTCAATAAAACCCTTTTCGACCGCCTCGTCAGCAGTGAGCCAAGTCTCCTTGTCCATAAGTCCGATAAGCTCGTCCTCGCTCATACCGGTTTTTAGTCTGTACGCTGTTGCAACGGCTTTACTTGCTTTAAGCAACACGTCTGATTCGTGTGCCATGTCGTTGTAATCACCTGCGGCGTAGCTTGAAACATTATGAATCATAAGCATACCTGTTGGCACAATTTCAGATGTGCACGCACAAGCGACGTATGAAGCGGCAGAGGCGGCAAAAATGACCTTGATTGTAGCCTTGCTTTCGGCGAGCATATCGTAAATTTCGGAGGCGGCAAAGATGTCACCACCTGATGAATTAATAACAACCTGTACGCCCTCATCGTCCGCCACATCATCAAGCTGTAAGCGAATGTCGGCCGGGCAACAAGAAGCTACTCTAAACCAGTCGTAAATCCACTTGTCGTCGTTCGTAATGATAGGGCCCTTAATGTCAATCGTTTTCGGCATCATTTTCACCTCCTTCGTCAACTGCAACTGTATCTAATCTTCTGAGCGGAGTATCACCGCCCGGAACAGGAGCAAGACCAAGTGATTCTCGCCATTCATTCGGAAGCATTGCTCCACGGTCTACCATTCCGGCGAAATTCAGTTTTGTTTTAAGGCTTGCAGATTGTAGATTGAACGAACCTACTGCGATGTAATTTCCACAACTACGCTGACGGCGAGTGAATAGTTTCCGCGTCAGCTCATTTTTCAACTGAATAATCTTCGGTGAAATCACCGCCTCAAAATAGGCGTTTTCTTCATCTTCGTTCGCTGTTGATGTGATAATTTTCACATTAGTGTTGAACAACTCTAAAATTCTGTTTTTGGTTCTGTCCATCTGCAAAGCATTTGGAACATAGTCATTCGGGGTTATCTGATTTGCGTCAACTTTTGCGTCAACTGCCGCAACACCCACGGAGCTGTTGCTGATGTTAAGGTAGTTATCAGCAAACGCTTTTGCGTTCTTCTTCAAATCCTCAGGGCGCAAAGATGATGTGTATTTCAGTAACCATTTAATTACGCTTGAATTTCGGATAGCGCTGATGATGCCACTGTCGGTTGTTTCAACAATTTCAAGCAAAGGAGCAAGAGCCTTAAATTTGCCACTTCCGAATATGTCATTTTCAGCAAAATCATCACGCAAGTGAATGACATCTTCGGAGGCAAAGCGGTAGGTCTTGCCGTTTGCAAGGATAAATTCATACACAAGGTTACCGTTAGTGTCGTACAAATCCGTAGCTGATTTAGCCGGTATGAAATACAATTCCGTAGGCAAGCCGTTTGTGTCTCTAATTATCAACCAAAAAGCATTGCCCGATAACGATAACTGTGTGCTTGTCCTATACAAGAGCATATCCATTGTTGTGTACGGGTTAGGTTCTTCAAGCAAGAACTTGACGTAAGGTTCGGGATTGATTAAGAGGTCTTTCCTGCCGTCAACGATTGTTTCTCTTATGTGTTTAATGGATAACTTCGAGAATCTAAGAGCCTGCGCATTAACGCAAGCTCGGACTGTGTCGGAATCATACGCCCTGTTGCCCCACAAAAAGAAATTTGAATTGTTCTGCGTGACAAGTTCAACCCTTGAAAAATTCTTTGTTTTTCTGACATTGCGAACAGAATTTAAAAAGTTCTTAAATTTTCCCATTCTCTCACCTCCTAAACAATGCTCAAATATTCGTCTTCATATTCAAAATATATCGTGTAAGCATCAAGCAATGCCGCAGTACCGTCAATTCGTCTTGTTGACTTCGAGGTCTTAATCGGCTGTATATTACCGTTTCTGTCCTCATCTATTGCGGTGTTTGCAAGACACCATTTATCAATTGGATTGTTGTTGTAAATTATTCTTTTCTTTACAAGGTCTGCTTTGAGGGCTTTCATCGGGGCAGACAGTGTTTTCTTGCCCTGATGTACCGCTTCCATAACGGTAGGACCGAAAGCGTCAATCATCTGATTAACCCACATCTGAGCTGACCAAGCGTCATAGCCCTCTTTCCACAAGTAAATGTCGTATTCGTCTTGTAGTTCCTGATACCACGCTGTTACAACACTTGCGTCGATTTTGTTTCCGGGGCAGGTACGCATAAAGCCCTGTTCTATCCATTTGTCGTAAGGAATTTTATCCTCGGTTACTTTTTTCTCTACGAGGTCGGCAGGTATCCAGTACATAGACATTACATAAATGTTTTCGCTGTCAGGCAATCGAAACAACATCTTGGCCGCTGTAAGGTCGGTTGTGCTTGATAAGTCTGCACCGCCTATCCCGTAGGTCGGATGAAGCTTCTTCACATCAAATTTTGTTTCGTTGTTAAGCTCCTCGAAATTGAGCCACGATTCAGTTGATGTTTCGGCTATGTTAAATTCTTTGCATACAAGGTTGCGTACAAGCGACGGATTCGCCTGCGCTTTTTTAACTTTGCTTGCAAGGGCATTTCGGTTTTTAATTGTGCCAAGTCCCGGGTTAGCCTTTTCCCAGCAATCGGGTTTTTCCCATTCTTCACGCTTGTCAAGTTCGTAGATGATGTAAAGGCTGTGTTCGTCTTTGTAACCTACATCATCAAACAAGCCATTCGTAGTGCGAACAGCGTCGTCATAGATTTCGTCGTAGATGTCCTCTCTGATTTTTCCGGCTGTTGTTGTAACAAGGATAAGCGGTTGGTCTCGTCCGATCGTACCGTCAGCCATAATGTCGTACAACTGTCTGCCGTTCTTCCATTGGTGGAGTTCGTCCATAAGGCAACAATGCACATTCAAACCGTCAAGTGTATCTGAATCGGAAGCAAGCGGCTTAAATACTCCGCAGTTGTAATCTTCTGAACTCAATTCATTCAGCAGTGGTTTAATTCGCTTTAGCAGAGTTTCACTCTTGCGAACCATTCGTTTTGCTTCCTGCCATATAATCTTGGCTTGGTCTCGCTTGGTGGCGACTGCATACACTTCGGGACCGGGTTCACCGTCACCGATAAGCATATACAAGCCAATCGCAGAGGCGAGCAAAGACTTGCCGTTCTTTTTTCCGATAATCAGCACAGATAAGTTATACTGCCGGATGCCGTCATCGTCCACAAAGCCAAAAGTCGCCGCAAGCCACGCTTTTTCCCACAGCTCAAGCTTTACGAGCTGACCGCCCATTTTGCCTTTACTATGTCGGCAGTAGTTTTCAACAAATTCAATAATGTGATTTCCTCGCTTAGCTTCGTAATGATAGCCGTCTGTCGGATTAATCACCTTATCGCTTAAATGTTTGTACCACTTGCGTATTTTGTCGCAAACAGTAACCTTACCGCTTTGTATCTGTTCGTAGTATTCGAGTATCGGGTTATAGCTCAGTGGATAGCGTTTCAAAGCTTGTCACGCCCTTCAACGAAATCGTCAAAGCCGTCTGTTGTTGCAGTCTTTGCCTCGGTCACTTTTGGAAGCATATCGTTGAGTTGCTTGATGTATTTAAGATAATTTCCAAGCATCGTGTTATACAAATCTGCCTCAGGTCTTTTGCGTGAGTACGGCTCTTGCGTTTCCGACTGCGAAAACAATTCAGTCAAGCCATAAATTGCAATGTCTTGTTGCAGTTCTTTCAGTCTGATTCGAGTAAACGCCGCATTCTCGATTAAGCCAACGGCGAGATCTTTTCTCTTAACTTCTATGTCCTTGTAGATTTCCGTTAATCGCTTTATCTCTCGTTTAATCGCTCTTTGTTCTCTCTGTTCGTCAGTCATTTTACAAGTCACCGTCCTTTCACACAAGATTTTAGGGGGAGGGGGGCTATATGTAAGGCACGCAAAAAATCTAACTGCCCCCCTCGGTCCTACGGTTACCGGTTTCCGATTTTTTACCGGGGGGGATAATCGGTTGGAGCATTCCGCCATCGTCAAAAAAATATTTTTTCGGTTCGCAACCACCTATCCCGTGCCCTGGCAAATCATCGTGACATTTTTTGCACACATATAATAAATTGTCGTAATTGAGAGTAATATCAGGATTGTTTATGTTGCTCTCATTGATCATGATTTTATGATGCACAATAAAGCCGTGTCGCTCTTTACATAACTGACACAAACCGCCGTCAACAAGCATTCGTTCAGCGATAAAGCTCTGTCGGCAATCCTGCCAACGCTTTGATTTGTAGAAACTCTTAGCAAACGCTTTAGCCATATATGCACCGCCAAATAATAATGGACTTACAATACAGATAGTCTTTCTGCATCATAAGTCCATTGTATAATTTTTTGCTGTTATTTTTAGGTACAATTTTATTATTGTAAGCTACTGTTTGTCTGCTTTAACCAGCCCTAATAAATAATCAGATGTTACGCCTAAAGCAATAGCTAATTTACGAATAGTCATTGCTGTCGGCGACATCTCAGCAGTCAAATATTTGCATATCTGACTACGTTGTATTCCTGACATTCTCGACAGTTTTGTTGCACCTATGTTCCTTGATGTCATAGCCTTTTCAAGCTGTCTTGAAAATGTTAAATCTGTTCTGTGTGACTTATCCATTAATCAAGCCACCCTTTACCGGATCCGTATCTTCGTGCAATCGCCGGCAATGCGCTGTAACAGTCATAGCAAATCTCTAATCTTACAAACCTCACCTTGTGTCCCTCGTTAGCCTTTGCCCAAAGTTTTACTCTAAAATCTCTTTTTCCTAACGCTTTTTTACAAGCGTCACAATGGTGTACTTTCATTTTTGTTATCTCCTTTCATCAGTTCGGGATTGTCATTGTTATCGTAATTAACGGTAATGTTTTTAATATCTTTCATTTTCTTCACCTCCTACAAGCTCGGGATTATCGTATATATTCCCGACAACTTCAATATTTTCGGGATAAAAATTTCTCCCGAGGCTTCTGTAGATATTGTCATACTCAAACCCAAATTCAGTTTCGTATGCATCGTACTTTACAACTCCATAGCCGTCACCGTCTGAGCAACCAAAAAAATCAATGATATCTCCCTCAAAAATCTTTGTGCCGTGCTTGTCAACCATGCCTGTGTACTGACCGACTGTATCTGCGTAAACGGGATATTTTTCTACTGTAGGCTTTTGCTGATAAATTATTGCAAAATCGCCATCACCATTCTGTGGGAAAATACCTCCGTAAACCCAATTACTTTTTATTTTCTCACCGTTTAATCTGACTTTCTCGCCATATCTGCGAGTTTGACCTCTGAATAATATTTCTCTCATCGCTCTTCACCGTCCTCAATAGGCCGACCCCAGCACTTAACGCAATTATTGTCACAATCATCTTTGTTTATCAATCCTAAGGCATACAGACATACACCTTTGGGTGTTCCGTCATCGTCAAGCAAAGTATTCGGATAATGTTTCAGGAATTCCATAAGATATGTCTTTTGCGGATGTTCATCGCTCCACTTCTGTACAATTGCAATAGCCTTTTCAGGATGATACATTTCAAAAGTTATACAGCTCATACTATCAGATGTCCCGTTATTCTGACTGGACAGCGGACACTCAGAACATTTAATTTTGCATCCTTGCCGCCTTGTTCTTTTCGTCATCCTCAACTTCTCGGTGAAGTAGTTTGTAGTTTTCGTACAATCAATCATTTTCTTTATTCTCCTTTAATTTTTCGGTTATTCTTTTGGTTAAGCCGTTTTCGTTGGTTAGGCCTTCTAAGGCTTGGAGGGCATTGATTACGGTTTGCTCGTTGGTTTGGGACTGATACATCTTACGGACGAAGTCGGCGCTTTTCTTTACATTATCCATAATTCTTTGTGAGAGCATACGGTATTCGTCTGCGTCGTTTCTGTCACGCTTATACTCCGTTCTGAGCTTGTCCTGCCATTCAAGGCAGATGTTTATGTCCCAGCCTTTATGACGGTTGTTGTAGCCGACCTTTGCAAGCCTTGAAAAGTATTTGTATTCGGGCGGAGGAAAGGCTGAGTAATCAAGCTGACCGTCAATTGCTTTATCTTCAAGCTGTTCAAACACCTGTGGATTGTTAAAATCATATTTTTTCATATTACCTCCTGCGGAGGCTTGTGGTGGGTTTGGTGCGATTTTAAAGAACCCTTTCTATATATGTATTAGTTTATTTTTTCTTATACGAAAGGTTAGAAAAACCCGTAAACCCTCCTCAAGCTACCACACTAACAATCTTTATAAATTGAAATTCCATTGAAATAATTGAAATTTCTTCCCTTTACTTTTTCAAATCGTTTGGCAAGCTCGGTGCTGAATTTGGTATTTGACATACAATATTCGTTGTTATCCCCTGCCCAGCTTGTATAGGCGGCATAGAGCGTGCTTGCCTGAACCGAACCCTCTAACACACATCTGTCCTCGATAAAGGCGGAAATGACATCCATTTCACGCTTGTACTCTCTCACGCTCTGAAGAACGGCAGACGGCATTTTTAAGCCCTCTCTCTGCCACAGAATACAGCCGTCGATACACCATTTGAAAATTGCGGTCATTTCGGCTTTGAGCTTATGCGTAAGGTTCTTATCAACCTTATCCTCGGGAATCTGAACATTGAACGGTATCATATGTATTCTTCGCCATATGCCCGTGTCAGTGCCTCTGATAATCGGTTTATGGTTTGTCGCCATCCACAGCTTGAACTCGGGCTTGAACTCAAATTCCTCGCTGTACAGCTTTCTTGCCGTTACGGTATCGTCACCCGTAAGCTGTTTGAGAAGTCCCTCATTAATTCGCACGCCCTCGTTCGGCTCAACCGAGGTGACAAGCCTTGCACCCTTTAACCGTGCAATGTCGCTGTTTATGGCACTGCTCTGAGAGTTTCTTACCATAATTGTTTCAGGCTGAATATTTGCGGCATAATCGCCGAATACATCACGGATAACATCAATGAATGTACTCTTGCCGTTTCGTCCCGTGCCGTAAAGGAAGAATGCGCATTGCTCGGCTGTTGAGCCTGTCAGACTGTAACCGACCGCCTTTTGAATGTAGCGAATAAGCTCCTTATCGCCTGCAAAAATATCGTCAAGGAATGCAAGCCAACGGGGACACTCTGCCGTTTGAGAACAGTCAACCGAAGTAATCTTTGTAAAATAATATTCGGGATTATGCGCCCTCACTTCGCCGTTTTTAAGGTTGATTATTCCGCTTGGGGTGTTTAATGCCATACGGTATTTATCCATTTGTGCCGGAAGTACGGGGATATGGTGTTCAACCTCGTTGAGCATTGCTTTTTTTGATTTGTTGGAACGGCTTGCTTTCATATGCTTTTCAAATGCTTTTGACATATCTCCGCCGTTCTCTTCATCAGCTTGCAAGTACAGCCTTGCTTCGGCTTTCATAGCCTCAACGCTTTTGTCCGCCATTCGCAAAACTACCCCGATATTGTCAACACACCACTTCATTGAATTGTAGTAATACCACTTTTTCTCGGTGTAACAATACCTTACATTATCTCCGAATAAATCAACAAACCTGTCGGCGTTGCCCATATCGTCAAAGGTGTAGGCACGCATTTTTTCTTCGTCAACCGCTTGAACAGCCTTGCCCTCACCGATTGAAATTGAATAATCGTTATGCTGTTTTGGGTTATAGGTCTGCGTACAGCCCGACACAGCCTTTTGCAGGGTTATAATACCGTAGGTTGTACCCGACTGTTTTCTGTCCCACTTGTCACGCATTAAGCCTGATTGTCTGAAAATCGAATCCATCTTGTCGGTGTCGCATCCGCACCAAAACGCAAGCATATTGCAGAATGCCATATCAGCCTCGCTCTGTGACGCATAAGCCGAAAAATCACCGCTGTATAAGGCTCTGAAAAGATTGCCGTTTTTGGCATTGCAGGCGGCTTTTACAATATCGTCAACCGTATTGAGATTAACCTCTATGTTACGGAGCTTAGGCTGTGGCTCTGTTGCCTTGCCGAGATATTTTGAGTGTAACGGCTTTATGCTTTCGGTGCAATCGTTTATGTACGCATATGCAGAGCAGTAATCTCCTGTCACAACGAAAAATCTGCCGTTTTCATACATTTCAAAACCGCCCGAATCATTCTTCGCCTTTCTTCTGCCCTCGGGAAGAGTTCCCTTACAGATTATGTGAACGCCTGCCTTGCTCTGCGAAAACTCGGCGTAGCTCTGCAAAGTGTTCACGAACTCGCTGATTATGTTGTCAGCTCCGCCGTTTTGGTAGTCCTGAATGTCATTCGGCATATCGTCAAGGTCAACACCGAAAAGCGGTGAATTTGAGAACATAAAGCCTATGCCCGAATATTTGGCGGATTCTCTGACTGCCGTTTCAAAGTCCGACCAAGTGTCGGGATTGTTTGACTGAGCAAGTCCGCCCGTCTTTGGATTGACGGGCTTCTTTGAAATTCCGCTGTGCGATTTCGGATCGGGATATGACTGCCAGCACACCCAGTTTTTGTAACCTTTCAATTCCTCGGGAACTGCAAAATATTTATTTTTATTTGGGTTTAAATTTGTAAAGCCCATTTTTTCACCTCCATATATAAGGAAAAGCACGGTGAAAATTGCATTGTTTTATGCAATTCCCGAAGAATTTCTTTAAAATCAGAACGGCAAATCATCGTCAATCGGCATATCAACAAAGCCCTGATTTGCTGTCTGTGCAGGTGCATAACTCTGTTGTGGCTGTGCATAGGTCTGAGCCGTTGAACTCTGCGACTGCTTAAAAGTATGCTTTACTGTCGGAAACTTAGTCGGATTGAGCCAGCTGACTTCTTCTCTTTTTTCGCCGTTCCATTCGCCGTGCTTAATCGTTACACGAACAGGCTTTTTCACAAGCTCACCAAGGAACTGTTTAAGGCTGTCATAGTCCTTGCCGTCGGGAAGTCCTGCCGCCTTGCCGAGAGTCATAACCTGATTAAAGCCGTATCCGTTTACCTGCATATCTTTCTCGGTCGGTTCTCTGCGTTTCCACAAAGTGGAGAATATATGTCCGTTTTTGTACCCCTGCTCAACATCGTTTCGGATAATGAACGAAATGTTCAGGCAGGTTTTTTCCTCGCCTTTTGAATTTGTGTAGTCACGCTCCTCTGCCTTTGCTATAAGACACTCATAATCGCCCTCGGGTTTGAGTGAGTTAGACTGTGCCGCCTCGCTCCAATTTGCTTTAAATCCCATAATTTTACTCCTTTGTAATTAACTCTATCGCCTCATCGGCACTTCTGCACACTCCTGCAACAGCACCGTTGAGTTTCATCATCTGTATAAATTTCTGCTGTTTTTCGGTAGGTCTGCCCTTGGGTGTTTTAACCTCGATAAAGACTGCTCTTCCGTCTGATTTTCTGACACCGAACAAATCCGAAAATCCGGGCGGAACTCCCGTATTGAAATATCTGCCGTCCTTTGTAAAGCCTGCACCTACATTTATACGGAAAACATCGCAGTATGGTGCAATTGCAATACGGATTTTGTTCTGAATTGCGTGTTCTTCCGTCAAGCTATCATACCTCTCTTTCGTGCCTGAAAATATGCCCAGCCTGTTTTGTAGCCGTGGCTTTTTGCGTATGCAAGCAAGTCCGCATAGCTGTGGCAATCGTCGGGTGTGCTGAAATCAAGCTTGAATCCCTCAACCTTAATGAGCTTTGCGGTGGTATCGGTTTCAACGGTCCTTTCGGCTGTCGGGAATACATAACCGCAATGCGGACACACGGCTTTCTGCCCTGCCGGCGGTGCTGAAAATGTAAAGAAACATTCGGGACATTGTCTGACCTTTTCCTCCTGCTCCTTTTCGATTTTTTTAACACTCAGCTTTTTGCGTTTTTCAAGCGTCCATTCTCGGTCGTCATCAGGCATTCCGTGCCTTGCATAGTTGCCCACATGGTCAATGATTACCGCCCTTTTGTTTGGCTTATAACGCATACACCGCATTGACTGCTGAATGTAAAGCGTAAGGCTGTGAGTAGGTCGGAGCAGAATCGTGCATTCGCAGTCAGGAACATCAAAGCCCTCTGAAATCAAATCCACATTGCAGAGGATTGTAATTTTGCCGTTCCTGAAATCGGCTATAATCTGTTCTCTCTGTGCCTTTGGAGTTGCTCCGTCAATATGCCTTGCTGATATACCCGCTTCGCAAAATGCCTGTGCGGTTGCCATACTGTGTTTGACAGTTGAACAATAGCACACCGCTTTTTTGCCGTCTGCAAGCTGTCTGTAATACTTGATTACATCTCCGAAAACTGTATTTTTAGTCATTGCTTTTTCTATCTCGGAGGCGACATATTCGCCCATTTTGGTGTGCAGTCCTGTAAGGTCGGCAACACTCGGAGCATAGTAATCATACGGGGCAAGGCAGTTATGCTCAATGAGCCATTTTGTACTCACCCCGATTATGAGCTTGTCGTTGACATCGCCTAATCCGTCACCGTTTAATCGGACAGGTGTTGCGGTGACGCCAACCCTCGGAACATCCGAAAAATGTTCGTAAATGCGTTTGTAGCTTTGTGCAAGGCTGTGATGATTTTCGTCTGTGATGATAAGTGCGGGTTTTGGCAGTTTCTTCAATCTTCGTGTAAAGGTCTGTACCATACCGATTTGGCACAAATCCATAAGCACACCCCAGCGGACAAAGGTTCTGAATATTTGGTCAACAAGCTCTCTCCTGTGAACAAGGAACAGCACCCGTTTCCCGTTCCAAGTTGTTCGTCTTGCAATTTCTGCGACAATGCAGGACTTTCCGCCACCGCATCCAAGGACAATGCAAGGGGCTTTGTAACCCTCTCGCCAAGCCTGTCTTACCTGTTCAACAAGGTCATTTTGATACGGTCGAAGTTGCATTGTCTGCACCCTCTCTCTGCTTTTCCTGTTTCTTCTGCTTTATCAGCTTTGCAACACACTGCATACAAAGCTGTCTGCCGTAATTTTTGGTTGTGCCGTCAATGATCTGTTTAACGGTGCGTTTGCCGTCCGAAAGTATCGGTGCTTTGCACTCATCACAATACTGTTCGGGTTGCATTGAATAATATGTTCTCAATGCTTCATCAACAATTTTAAGGTCATTTGATATGTACATTGAATCAAACAAGCCTATCGGACTTTTACAGGTATCGTTACCGTCCGTTTGTGTTGCAAAAAGATACTTGCCGTCAACGACAACAGTTTTTAAAACCGTGGTAAACATTCCCTCGACCGAGATTTTTTCGTCAAGCAACTTGCCGATTGTTTTAGCTTTCTGTCTGCCGTTTTCGTCGGTTTCAATATGGCTGAGAAAATAAACAATCGTGTCATTCGGGAGAGTTTCAACCTCTTTCACAAGCTCCCAAAAATTTTTACCGATATCGGTAAACTTCTGAAAGCCTGTTTCCTTGGCTCTTCTCATATACTCGTTAGCCATGAGATACTGTGCATCATCAACTGCAATCGACTTGCATTTCTGCTTTTTGATAAAGTCCTCAATATCTATGTAGTTGTCGGAATTGATTGAAGAAGTAAATTTTGTTCTGAACGGGAGTGATTTTCCGTTTACATTCACAAGAGCAAGTTCATTTGCTTTGAAATTTCTTAAAGAGGCAGATTTTCCGCTGCCTGAATATCCTAAAACCAATATAGGTAATCCCATAAATAACACCTCACTTAATACTTAACGACTGCTTGGCTTCCATATGTACGAAGGGGATTTCTTCGCCCCTTTTGCAGAGAGCCTTGACATCATTCTTTTTCACTTCGGGCATACTGTACTTTAAGAGGTGGTCAAGATTGTGTTCCTCCGCCCACTCAACAAATGAAATTTCATCATCAACAACAAGGCTCGGAGCGTTCTTTTTAAGCGACATAACCGCTCTCGGCATATCAATCTTCTGTCTGCCGAGTGCCTGCATTGACTTAAACAGATAGGTTTTAAGGCTCTCCGCCTGTTTTTCTTTTTGTGACTGTCTTTTTGCAATTACCGCCTTTTCGGCTTTAAGCATTTTAGCCTCGGCAAGAAGCTGTTTGTAGTAGATTGCAATGCTCTCAGCTTTCTCGTCAAATTCGCCCTCAATACCCGTGAGAGTATCAAACCACGCTGTCAACATCTTGTTGCGGTATGCGTCCACATTGGCAATAATGTTGCCGTCATCATCAATCGGCATTCCATCTGCATTCGTATCGGGTTCCCATTCGTTGATAGCGTCAAACTGATTAAATAAATCCGAGTACATCTCGGTAAGCTCATAAAGTTTCATTGTTGCTCCCCCTTAAAGATTTATATTTTGTGTGGCAAGTGCTGTTATTAAATGTTCAACCTTGCCCTTGAAAAATTCCTTGTCCTGTGACTGCTTGGCGAAATCGAGCATACGGACAAAGCTGTCATATGCAATTGAAAAGTATGCCTTAAAGACATCCTTGTCATCTGATGAACCGTCGGCAGTCTGAACATTTTTCAGCCTTTCTTCATACTCCTCTTTCTGTTTGCGAAGAGCCTCCTGCTTTTCATCCTCCAGCTGTTTTCTGACTATTTTTTCGTTATTGCGATACTCTTCTTCGAGTTCGTCATAATGCTTAATGTTCTCCCTTTCCAAAGCCTTAATCGTTTCATTAAGTCTGCGTTCATTGTCGCTCGGCTCTGCAACGGCAACTTCGATAGGGCGGTTTTCAAGCTCCTGAACTTTATTTGTCAGCTTGAAATTTTTGTTCTTTTCCTCTGCAAGCTGATTTTCAATATTGCGACAGCTTTCTTTTGAAGTGTCCGCCTGCTGTTTGTAATAGTCGGCGTCTTTCTTAGCGTTATTGAGCTGTCGGCAATAGTCAATGCTCTTGTCGGTTGCCTCCTGTTTTTCGTCCTTCAGCCTGTCAATTTCGGCTTTTAACTGCTTGACCGTTGTGTTTTCAAGGTCAAGCTTTTCGGCGATTTCAGCCTGTTCGGGTTCGCTTATGGTAGCAAGAAGAGCAAGTTTTGTAACACCTAAATGTAAACTCGAGTTTACATTTTGAGTGTTTATATTTTCGATTATCGAAATATACTTATGAGCCTGCATTCTGCTGAAACCTACCTCTGTTTCGCAATAGTCCTCAAAGTTCTGATATCCAAGCTCCTTATACAGCTTGTTGTCACGCATTGTTTTAAGCCCGTTGCACATATCCCATATGTTCTGCTGTGCAAGGTTTGCGCTGACAATTATCTTCTGATGCAGTTCAATTGCCTGCTTATGCTGTTCGCTTACTGTTATTTCTGACATTTTTTATATCCTCCAAAAATTCAGCGTATTGCTTTTCAAATTTCTTGATTTCATCCGGCTTTTTAAAGCCGCTGTCACGCTCATTTTTGTAACCGTGGCACTGCATTATTTCCAATGTTTCGGGATTTACTTCAATCGTAAAAAACGGGATTTTCGGTTTATCTTTATGACGAATGAAAAGTATTATCGTGTCACCTCTTGCGTGCCGTCTTACATATCCGCCGACGCAATGCTGTAATATTCTGCCCTCTGCTATTATTTCTTCACCGCTTTTTGGGGCAAGCATTATAAGGCTGTCTGTGCTCATCAGCAACGGAGAAAGTGTCTTTGCCATTTTTGCAATCTGCTCCGTTTCTTCTTTGTTTGCATAGAAAGCAACCTTTTCAAGCGTTCTGTCGTGAGCCTCTTCAAGATGAGCCGGCATTATTTCTTCGATACCCTCGGGAAGTTTTTTGCAATTATCAAGATAATCCTTCCACAGCATTACTCTCCGATTGTTTTTGCCATACTTCAGAATCTGTCTGTATGTAAGATTATTTTTGTGAAGTTCATCTACAGCATAAGTACTGAGCTTTGACAGCTTGCTTATGAACTCGCTTGCCATATGAATGGTCGGTTCTTCCTTTATCACACTGCGGTAAAGTTCAATTGCACTTGAATCATAATCTGCGAAAAAGTGCATATCCTCCTTACGACATCCGAGCATTTTAAGCAGATTGGTTTCTTTCCAATGAATTTTATTGAGTGAAAGTTTGCCGTCAATCAAAAGCTCTGCAATATGCTCAAAACCGCCTTTAATCAGGTATTCTGCATTATTGTGCCTTACATATATGTTCAGCCATTTGAGAATCCCTTGAACCGTATATCTGTTTGAAAGCTCATCCGCACACGAATATCTGAGATCCGTATCGGTTATTACATCGAGATTTAAAAGTACGGTTGAGCCCCAGCCTGAATACAAGGTTTTTTCTGACGGACCCCAATACCACGCAAAACCTTGTGATGTAGAGGGGATAACTCCGTCTGTCTTCAGCGGATGAAATAATTTATCGTACCAGCCATATGCAAATCTTTGCATTGCGTGCTGTTCATATACATAAAGATATTCATCCGAAAAAGTATATCGGGGCATCATTTCGACAGGATTTTCGTTGTAAATATCTTCCGAAAATCCCTGATAAGCCGTTATAAATCTGATGTACAGCCTGCCGTCAACAGCAAAGCAAAAACCAAACTTGCGACTTCTTTCAAGTTTTTTTCTGCCGTAGTGCAGGGCTTTTGCTTTTACGCTTTCCTTGCAATGACCGCAGACAAATTCCTGATTATGACAAAGTCGGAGCTGTTCGCCGATGTGCCAGCTTTGACAGCTTGTACAGAAATAGTCGCAGGTTCTTTTGCTTTTATTTTCATAAAAGGCATATTGTGGGAAATACGGCACTACTTGCTCTTCGTTTTCACTTGTAATATCAGGAATATTCTCGAGCAGGTATTCGGGATTTTTAATCATACCGACACCTACCAATCTATAAGATTGCCGAGGTCAAGAGTAACAGGATCTGTTTTCTGCTCTGCGACATTAGGTTCTTCAAGCTCGTATTCAGACATATGTATCTGCATTGTGAAAGTAACCTTTGCTCCGGGGAAAATCTTACCGACAATCTGCTGATACACATCAAGGTCGGAAACTGCAGCGGGGAGCTTCTTTCCCACTTCGTCAATCAGGTTTTCAAGGTTTTTTGCAGCCGTAACGGCTCTTGCAAATTCCTCGTTCTGCGCCGAAAATTCGCAGAGCATTTTCTTTACCGGCTCAAGAATTGCTTTAGATTTATGGTCTTTAAGATTTTTTTCGTTGCACAACTTGATTTTTTCTGTTGCAGAGGATATAATTGAATCAGGTTTATTGTTATTTGTGCTTGTGGCATTCACAGTGTCGCAGGCACTTTTTTTATTGCTCATTTCTTCACCCCCACACATTCAAAACCGAAGGATTCGGATTCAGGCGTTTCAAGGGCTTTGAGCTTGCGTTTTAGCTCTCGGTTTTCGTGCCTATAACCGCTTGACGCTGTTTTTTCGAGTGCAAGGTCCGTTCTTGCGTTTCGCAGCTCAATACTGAGATGTCTGTTCTCTGCTCTGAGGTTTTCCACATCTTTGAGCAGTTTCCTTTTTGTCGGGTAGTTTCTTAACCACATTGTTAATGCTCCTTTATGTATTGTCTGATTTCTTCCTTATCAAATCGCCAAAGCTTTCCGATTTTGTGGGCAGGAAGAACGCCCCTTTGTGCAAGCCGTGTTGTATAATCAACATTAAGTGCAAGCAACCGTGCCACATACGGCACATCAATTATCACCGGCACTTCATCCCAGTTGACTATTGGTCTTTCTCTCGGCATTTTCAGTCCTCCTTTTTTAACATTTCGTTAAGCTGTTTTTGTGTGTTCAGAAAAATCAAGCCGCCGAACCGAATAAATCTTCGATAGATAAATCAGTTTGTAAAACCGACTTTAAGCGGAGAGCTTCATCAAGCGTAAATGGATATTCCCCACGCATTTTTGCACAGAACTGTCCGTATGAAATTCCCATTTTCTCGGCAACTTCTTTCTTTTTCATTTTCTTTTCAAAAATGATTACTTCGATTTTGTCAAACACGATTTTTCACCTCCTAAATGCGATATTTCGTGTTTCTATATTAAATATAACACGGTATTTCGCACTTGTCAACGGATTTTTAAAAATATTTTTACGAAATTTCGCATTTTAGTATTGATTTTTCGTAAACAGCGTGTTACAATCAGTAATAGTAAAGGGTGATTAACTTGACAAGAGAAGATTACATAAAACAGTTAATAAGTGACAAAGGATTTAGTGTAAAAACCTTTGCCGAAAAAATTGAAATACCATACAGCACACTTAGATCTATGCTTAACGGCTCTATTGGTGGAGCTGCTGTTGATAGCGTAATTAAAATTTGTGCAGGTTTGGGAATTAGCATAAATGATTTGCAAAACTGCAATGCGGTTAAACTACCTTTTGAAACATCAGACAAAGAAAAGAAACTTATAATCGCATACAGAAATAACCCCGAAATGCAACCTGCAGTCGATAGATTGCTCGGTGTGGAAGATGAAATATTGATACCAACAGTGAAAGCCGCACGAAGTGACGGCAACAATCAGCCTATAGAAATAGTTAATCTTCCTGATCTCAGTAAATTTGAGCCTGACGATACAGACTTATAAGCATTACATAATAAAAAACACCTCATAGGTTACAATACCTACGAGGTGGTAAAACTTGAATTATGGTAAATACAAACAGGCACGCAATGCCTCTTGGCAATGTTTGATTGATTATAATATAGGTAGCCTACCTGTTAAGGTAAGCCGAATAGCTAATCAAACCGACATTGTTTTATTAAAAAATTCGGCAGTCAATCTGCTAAGTGAAAATGAAAGCGGCACAACGCTTATGCAAAATGATAAACTTTATATCATATATGCATATGAGCAATCCCCTCAGCGATGTAGATTTACAATTGCGCATGAACTCGGTCATATATTTTTAGGTCACTTGTTTAAGGAAAACGGCAACGGATTTGCAACAACCGACGATGCCGAACATTCGGCAAATGTATTTGCTCGGGACTTGTTAGCTCCAGCTTGTGTACTCCATGAGCTACACGCAACAAATGCCGCTGCAATTGCAAATTTATGTGACATCAGCCTTGAGGCGGCAACCTACAGGGCTGAACGAATGGCAGAGCTCGAACGCAGAAATGCTTTTTATCTGCATCCCCTTGAAAGACAGGTGAAAGAGCAATTCGCAAATTTTATCAATAAAAAGAAAAACCTACCATAGTTGCCGCTATGGTAGGAAAATAGGAATTTATGAGAAGTTGGAACTCCTCGAATATTATTATATAATATTTGGCATTATGTGTCAATGAGGAGGCTATTATGGGATTATTATCAAAATTATTTAAAAAGCCAAAATCAGAGGTAAAAACTCCTGCGATGCAACCGGAATCGGGCAAGTCGCACACGAAAGTTTTTAAAGTTGCAGGTGTTACCTTTCAGGGCAGGCAGAAGTTACTTAAACAACTCAAAACTGACAAAAAAGCAGGCAAAGTGCTTAATGTGCAGTTACAGGAATACGATTATAAAGGCGAGCCTGCAATCAAGGTGCTTGTCAACGGTTTAGATGTCGGCAATCTCCATATAGAAGATGTAGCTTTTGTTAAAGAAAATCAAGAGCGAATTCTTGGCATTAACGATTTTACAATTGGTGAACATTACGATGAGAACGATAAAGTAAGTTATAATGCAAAGGTTAAAATGCTCATAGCAAATAAAAATTAAATAAAAAAAAATCCGCCCTGCTCGACTGGTACTCGAACAGAGCGGAATCACCTACACAGGGTGCAGATGATACGATTTAAACGCAAAATAATTGTATCACAATCCCCTGAATTTTTCAAGTTTTGAATATCAGGGGATTTTTGCACCCTTTTTTCAAACAAAAGGAGTGTATATTATGGCAAAAGCAAAACTTAAAAAGCGTGCAGACGGACGCTATCAAAAGTCTGTATATCTTGGCAAAGACGAGGACGGCAAACGCAAATACAAAACCGTCAACGGTTACTCTGTCAAAGAGGTTGAAGAA